ACCATCAGTTCCAAATACACCTTCTATAGAATTATCAACAGGTTCAATAGGAAAAGAAATTAAATTTTGTCCATAATGAAGATTAATATCAAAAGTTGTCATTTTTTATTATACCTTATAACCACGAGCTCTTAACAAATCACTTCGTGATATTATTTCTACTTTACATCTATTTCCATAACCAGAATAATGTGTGTAAGTTCCATCTAAATTTATATTACCTCTCCAAAAATCTGGATTACTATCGTAATCTAATCCTGTTATTGAATCAAAAGAATTATCTTCATCCACATCAGGATTAAAAGTTGCACAAATGAAATACCATTCACCAAAATTTTGTGGAATTTTAGTAGTTGTAAGTAACCTATATTCGTCTGAAGTATAACCATCTTGATAAGGTTCTAAATCAGGTATATCTCCTAATGTTGAATTTAATTTATCAATTCCATTACCAAGATGTGAATCCCTTAATGTTCCATTATCATTTACAGCAAGTCTAACAAATCTTTCAGAATTGGTGTCACTAAATATACCAAGTGTATTTGCAAAGTAGTCACTGTCATCAACATATTCACCAAAATTATTAAAAGAAGCATGAGTTATTTCATCTTCTCTATTTAATATATAAGTTTCTAATTTAAAACCAAATGCCGTACCATCATTTCTCAATGGATTTCCAAAATTAAATAAAGTTCCTTCTGATGTTTTGTCTAAAAATCTTACCCACATTGTAATGGTAAAACCAGTTTCTAAATAATCTTGTGTATCTGGATTTAAACCTTCAATAAATTCACTGTTTGTATTTCTAACTATAATACCTTGATTTAAATTTCTAAACTTTAAATATCCATCTGATTGATTCTGATATACAGGTCTTTGATCATCAGGTTCCGGTGGAGATTGATCTACATCTATTAAATATGTATTTAAAGTATCTCTTAAAGATTCTAATGTTCTACCTGAATTTTCAGTATTAGCATCGAAATCTCGTCTTGTTATCATTCCCTGTGATTCTATTATTGTAGATTGTTCGTCATATTCTTGAGGTGCTGTAATATCATTATTCCAGTGATAATCATTTGAACTAAAATTTTCACCAACATATCCATCTTGTATTTGAAAATTAGGTGGTGGGTTTGTAAGAGCTTCAAATTCTTCAAAAAATGCATTTATTCTTTTTTGCCTCGTTGTATCACGACCCAATAATTCATATATATCTCTTTGAAATACTTCATCAGCCCTTTCTGGATCAACTTCTTCTATAAGTTGTTCTACATTTATAAATTGACTTACATTAAGTGGATTTATTACTGTACCATCGGCTGATACTTGTGTCAACAATGTTGTTATATCATATGTTGTTGTATTAGCATTAACAGGTCCTGTTATTGCTACTGTTAAATTTGTTGTATCTCCACTTACAACAACATCAATTTGATTTATAGTAGTTTCTTCATCATAAGAACTAATAATACTTTCTAAAGTTCCTTGCATCGCTACTGGACTTTCACCAGATAAATCAGTATATGTACCTAGTCTATAATCTTCTAAATTTGCCTTTACATCTCTATCGTATAAAACTATAGAATCATTTCTGTTTGCACCATAACTTAAAATTCCATTTCTTATTACTTTTTGATTTTTTCTAATTATATCCGGATCATTACCAGCTACGCTCACAATTAATTTTTCAGCTATTAAATCTAATACTTGTTCTAATGTAACCACAATTAACTCCTCTTAATTATAAATTCAAAATCATCATCAAATATTTGTTCTTGTCCATCATTGTATTTTAATTTTAATAATATTTTATAAGCCCTATCAGAATAAAATCCATCTAACCATTGATTAAAATATAAACCTTCTGTGTCTAAACTCATTGAAGTATACGCACTAAATGGAATAATATATTCATCAGTTGCAATATCCTTAATTGCATATGAACCACTGTTACTTGGGAAATATGAACCGGTTAAAGTTTGAACAGAATTAGAAAAAGTTTTTTGAATATATCTTTTTCTTGCACCAACTCTAAATTTAACTCTATCATTCTCTTTATAACTTTCTCTCAATCCTCTCATATAAAGATAATTATCTGCTAAACCACTCATTGTGAGTTCATTTAGACTACCTGTTGCATCCGAATCGAAAGAAGAATCATCCCAACGAACTTCTAATTTTGGTGAATAAATTGTATGTGTATGTCTTGAGAAAAATTTCAAATTTCCAAATGTTGTTGAATCTGTTTCTTGACTTCCACTAAATCTAATTAACATACCATTATTTTCAAATCCACCAAGTTGAGAAGAACCACTTAACCAACTCTTAACCATATCAGTAACTTCAACATTAACATCCGGCGATTCATTTGAAAACGATTGTACTGATGAACTTTCGAATGGGTTGTCTGAACTTGATAACGGAGAACCACCCAATGAACCTGTCCAAGCTATTGGATTTCCCCCGATGGGATTACTACGATTTTCCCAACTACAACCATTTGTATTTTTTGGACTATCACCAAATTTACCGGTTCCCTCAACCCAAGATTGTGAAAGTGGTTGAATAGCTAATTTATAATCTGTTTGAATATCTGAATTCCCTTCAGCTTCGTAAAGTTTTAAATAATATTTTGCATCTGAAGCTATAGTTCCATCTGCAACTGATTTTGATAATTCAGTAAATTCTGTTCCACTAAAGTTAACTAAGGCTCTTGTCTGATAATTAAATGAACTATTATAAAATTCTTTTTTAACTTCAAGTATTTGGTCTCTTCCAAAGTTTTGGTCTTTAAAAGATGTTCCATCTATTGTACTAGATCCACTTGATATCCATGTTGTTTGTGTTGGAAAAATAAAATGATGCATTATCTCACTACCCCCTTAATATTTTGGTTTGGATTTTTAAGCTCAAATACTGATGGTGTAACTGATGGTATTACTAATCCTCCCTCAGTTGCATAATTAAAATCATATTTATACCCATAACCTTCTGTATGAATATCAATTGTGTTATCTTCTGTTTGACTGAAAGAATATTTATAAGTTGAATTTTCAAAAGAAAACAAACTATCTGGATCTTCATGTTGAGTTAAATTTACATAATTTACAGCTCTAACACCTTCTAAATCCATAAGTTCATATTCTAATTGACTTATAAATATTGGTTGTCTAAATTGCATGTTTTCAATTTTAAAATATTCTTTTATTTTTTGTATACAAGCCATTTTTACATCACTTTTATTAGAATTATTATGTGCAATTACATCAAAGAAAACTCCAAAATTAACTACATAACCATCAAGTATATTAATTTCATCAGTAAGTATTTTATAATTTTCTAAATATTTTTTTATATTATCTTTAATTATTAAAGGAACATCATCATTAGTTTGTGTTATAGATGTGTGTGGATTACCAACTAAAGATTTAGTACTATTGTATGAAAGAATATAAATATTTATTGTTCCTAATTCTACAGCTTGTGTAATTTGAGCTAGTGATGGTGTAGTTCCAGCCTCATATGTACCCAATAAATCACTTACTGCAGCTACCGCAGCTGTACTATCAGCTGAGTTAACAGAAAGAGCACTACTTATATTTGCAAGAATTGTGTTAAGACTAGCAATATAATTTTGTACATATGTAGCATTTGAATATGTGTTGGAAGCTGCTTCATTTATATCGTTTCTTTCAACATAAACTTTTGCTACACTTCCAAATTTTGAAGACATATTTAAAACTCTAGCTTCATAATCTTCTTTTGTTACACATCTGTTTTGTGTTGAGAAAAATGATTTTGTATTTTCTTTTATTTCATCCACAGTTTCATCATTCCGACCACCCCGAGATGGTACTTTGTTTGAAATATTTGAAATTGATGGAACATTCCCCCCTATTGTTACTGGACTATTTTCTAATGTAATTGTAGCATTAACTTTATCACTTATACTCCCAACATCAGTATTAGCTACAAACCCCCCACCAACTCTATATTGAATAGTTAGTGTTGTTTGTGCTGGAGTTTCACCTAATGTAGAATATTCATCACCTTGAAGTGGATCTAAAGCAGATGTCAAATCTTGTGATTGTCCCGGTATTACTATACCAACTTGTTCTAAACCAATAAAGTTATCATCAAGAGTTGTTCCATTTTTTAATATACCATTTCCAAATACTAAAGAGGTTGTATTATCTAAATTTGTTTCACGAGTAAATCTTTTTTGAGTTTTAATATACTCCAATGAATATGGAACCGGAACATCACTTAGAATTGAACTTCCATCCTGATTATAATAAGCTGATGTTCTATTATGATCATTTGTATAATGTTTTGGAAGTGGAACTTTATCCTGTGCTAAATAATCAACTTCGTACCATTTATTTCCATTTGAATCTATACAAGAAATAATATCAACAACATTTGTATCAGGTAATGTTATTTTTCTAAATTTTTGAGGAGCTCCTATTGAAAAAGATAATTCTTTTGTTTTACCACTTACTGCTCTAACAGTCCTATTCAACAAATATGTATCTATTAAATTATTAGAATCTCGTGTTTTAACAATGGCTGTATCATTTGATCCTGTTATTGAAAAATCTACTACATCTAATGTTTCAAAAACTACATCGCTATCAACTGTAGATTGAACTTGTATACCAGATGAGTATGCTCCAGCATTAGTATAATCAACTTTAGATCTATCGTTTCTATCAGCTTTTACTTCCGATTCAACTGTTAAATCAACAAAAGCAGGTGTAACTGGTTTTACCTTATACCCAAACATCTTTGCCATATTCATAACATTTCTTCTTTCTTCAGCTAATGGTAATAACATTTCTTGATATTGCCTATCAATATAAAATGAAAGTACATCACCAACATAAGCATTCATTTCAAGTAACATCATACCAGGAGATGTTTCATTAAAATCTTTATATGTTTCTGGAAAATATGATTTTGCATATTGAATTAAAGATGATTTAATTTCAAGAAAATCTTTATTTAAATATTTAACATTTGACTCTTTATAATCTTTATTATTATATGGCATTTTTTATCTCCATTAATATCCTCCTCCTGAGGATCCTTCCCCTCCCAAACTATCTAAAGTTAATTGAGATTGTTCTGCAGTATTACTTATAGCCAATTGTACTGCGTCTAAAGTATTTGGATCTTGTTGAATACTGAAAATAATATTTACTACTATCGAAGTAGTTCCAACAGTAGTGTCATCAGCATTAGTTGCAATTTGAATATCTTTTATTAATACAAATGGTAACCAAAAACCTAAAGTTTCAGATATACTATTTTGTATAGATACTACAGTATCTTCATTTATCTGATTAAATAAAAAATTTCTTAGGTTTAAACCAAGAGTTGGGTGCATTAATCTTTCACCCGGATTTGTATTCAACAAATTTCTTATATTATTTTTTACTGCTTCAATTGTTGTAGATGTTGATGCAAAATATCCTTCTTTACCAAGTGATTTTCTAATTGGTAAATCTAAACCAACAAATACATTTGTATCATTATCTACTATATAAGGTTTTCTTGATGTATCTTTAATTGCCATTATTGATTCTCCTTAGCATCTTCTTCATTTAATACAACTGTTGTAAATTCTCTTTGACCATCTTCATCAGAAACATCAAAAGAATTTTGAGTTTCCGGATCCTCTCCTATAAAAACAAACCCATTAGCTTCCAATCCACCATCATCTTTATTTATATCAGGTCCAGGTAAAGTAGAACCACCTTCTGTTAATGGTTTGACAGCTTTTTCAATTTCTTTTTCAAGAGCATTTATTAAAGATCCCTGCCCCAATGGATCTGCAATTTTTCGTAATGTATTTAATAAAGGTCCATACTCACCTAATAAAGTTTCTAATTTAACATTTACTGATTGATCAGGTATTCTAAAATTTTCAAGAACAATCGGTGCTTTTAATTGTGTTATTGTAAAATTAGATTTCATTAAATAATTAACAATCGCGTCAGATTCAGCTTTAGCTTGTTTGTACAATGGAGAATCTATTTTTTCTGCTTTTTCTATCGATTCTTTAGACGCTCCATCTTCAATTAAAGGAATAAGTTTAGCTTTTAATAAGTCTTCTGTCAATCCCATTGTTATTTTCCGTATTTTTGTTTTTGTTTTTGTTCAGCCTTTTGTAAAACTTCACTATAGTCTTTGTTAAGAAATTGAGCCATTGGGTCACTTGATGGAACTTGTTGTGGTGTTGTATTCATCATATCACCATATTGTCCACCAACTAGTTCCTGCATTCTTTCAGTTGTAAACTCTCCCCCACCTAATGTTTTCCAATCACCATCTTGAGCTGTTTCATTCAACACATCATTCAATACTTTATTAGATGTAAAACTACTATTTTGTGTTCGTTTTTTTGGTGTCATTGGTTTAGTTGATTGTGTTGGTTGTTTCAATTCAGTTATTACTTCTTGAATTGCCATAGCAACTTCTTCTCTAACTATTTTTCTTATTACAGTTCTCATATCTGTTTTTTTCTTTTTTACATTTTTCATATTTACCTCTTATTATAATTGATTTCTATTTGGTTCTACATAATGTTTTTCACTCAACATAGTTCCCAATTTTCCTTTTATTCTTTTAATTTTTTCAGAAAATGCTTCAGGGGTTCCGGTTTTATCTGTTAATGGTACTGCTACACTTTGAACTAAACCATGAGCATCACTTAAATATGTTAGCAACTCATCTAAAATTAAAAAAAGTTGTTGACCCATAACCAACGGCTCCATAGTTATACGAGTTCCATTTTTATATGGATTTCCCAAAAGAATATTTCTAGACTCTAATATTATATCTTCAGATGAAGTTAATCCTACACTCCTTACAGCAGCTAAATATAAATCATTTCCTGAAGATAAGTATGTATCACTTTCCGTTGAATGTATAGTAATTCTAGGTGATTGTATTAATGTTTGTCCTTTAATCCAATTATGTAAAGTTCTTTCAACTGACATATGATCTAGTTTATAAAAGCTTTTCATTAAATTTATAATAGTTCCATTAGGTACATAATCTACTGGATTTGCAACCTCTTGATTTTTTTCAGTTACTAACTTGAAACCAGGAATACTATCCATCGTAGGTACATCTGGAACATCCGGATTTCCTAAATCAGCTTGAGTATTGTTAGATTCACCTGAATTTTCAATATTTTGAATACTAATTGGATTGAAACTATTCTTCCCAAAATGTTGAGTTAATGTTCCATATGTTGTTATACTAATTAAACTGTTATCTCCTCCAGATTCAGCTGAAGTATGAGGGTTTCTACCATTGGATATCATAATATAGGGATTAACATATCTACTCCCAATCCTTATACTATTTCCATGTCTACCTTCAAGTAACATATCACCATGAATTTCGTTTAAATTTGGATTGGAGTTAGCTTTTGTTCCATCAGTTGATATAATAGGATTATCCAAATCATCGTTAAATTTTTTCTGTAACCTTTTATGGGATACTTTCTCAAAATTTCTAGATTCACCTCTTTTTGATTCTAATGATGCTCTTCTTTGATTTAATCCCACCTTTGAATTAAAATAAGTAGGTTCGTCTGAATCCAAAGTATCTCCATTATAATTAGCACTATTAGTTGTATTTAGAGGACCTAAATAATAATTTACACCACCAATTGTACAAAGTAAGACTGGATCACCTTTAGCAGGAACATCAGCGAATCCTCTTAATAGTGGCCAATATCTGTATTTTTCATTTAAATCTTTATTTAAAGGTCTTTTTCCTTCATAAAAATGTGGTTTAGCTATTATTGAATTAGTACCTATAGAATCATTTCCTGGAATTGCCCTTAAACTATTATCGGATGTTACTACTTCAATAACAACTCCCGGAACAAATTGCATGTAAATTTTATCTCCTGCAATGCCTTTTAGTATTGAACCCATCCTATCCCTCGTTTACATTAATTGTTTTATTTTTTATATCTGACAATCTATCACTTTCTTTCTGTAAATCAGTAACTGTATCTTGAAGAGTTCCCATCAATTCTTCTTTTTCTGCATCTGATAATAACATACTCTCATCATCAGCACCACTTGATTTACTTATAATTCTTTGGAGAACACCAGCTAATTTAACTAGATGTTCATCGTTCTTTATTGATGCATCCATATATTCTTTGATGATTGGAGCAACCATTACCACATCATCTATGGTTGTAATGAATCCATGTATCTCTTGAATCAACAAATCTATCTGTAATTTCTTCTTTTGAGAGTTCTCATAGATATCTTTTGTTAAGTCTTGAAAGGTTTTTCCTTCAAATATTTCTTTATCGTTTGACATATCATCTCCTTAAGATGTACTTATTCATATATAAATATTGAATTTGTAAGAAATTGAATAAAATAAAAAAACCCATTTCGTTAAAAATGGGTTTTATTAAAATACTATTTAAAAATTAATCTAAAAAAATGATCCACTTTTACTTATAGTGATTGTTCCTTTAGTATAATATTCATTTGTTATTTTTTTATAGTGTTTTTTTAAAGTATTAACTACTGAAGTTATATGTGAAGTTTCAACATCAGTCATTTCTCTAATTAGAATATAAAGAGATTTTTTATTAAAGTTTTCTATTTCATCAATATGTTTCATTAAATCTAATATTGAGTACGCGATGTTTAAATCTCTTTGTTTTTTAAATATACTTGATAGATTTACTTCAAAATACTCTACAATTTCTCCAGCTAAATCTTTCATATCAGTTTTGTCAAATGAATTAAAACTTCTTTGTCTATCTAAAGCATCTATTTTGTCATGACTTTTTAGTTTTTTATAGTTGTTATTATTATGAAGAATCAAATAATTTTTAGCTACAACTGAAAAATAACTAAACGCCTTTGAACCTTTTGTGTGGTCATATTTATGCATATTAATTACCATAAAGGCTACAGTCTCACATTTTATATCTTCAAACCCATAATCAAAATAAGTAAACTTAAATGTGTTGATTATATTCTCTGCTAGTTTGTCAAAAGCTTTATGTATCTCTTCTCTATATATTTTGTTTCTTTTAGCTTCTTGTGTTTGTTGATCTAATGCATTATATCTTACAATAGCTTCTTGTACATCTATTCCAAAATAAGGTTTCTTTTTAGCTTTTTTCTTTTTTGGCATCTGTTGTCTCCTCTTCAAATATCTCATCCAATGATAGTTGAATTTGTTTTAGTTGTTCAAAGAAAAAACCAGTCTCATCATCTGATTCATAATGACCTTTAGAATCAACAAGTTTCATCTTCTCCGTTGAGAAAGTTATTATCTGTTGAAATTGACTTATCAAATCTTCATATTGATTTATTCTTTTTAATGAAAAAAATAATAGTGTAGATGATACTATACTAATCAATATGAATAATACAAAAAATACCCACCACATATTATTTTCTCCTATTGTATACTGTTGTTATTATTAATAATGATATCAATCCTGCTAAACCTTTTTCACCAACACCACTTATTAAATTACTAATTGTATTAATAATACCGAATGGGTCATTGAAAAGTAATCCACAAACTACAGCAAATACTAAAACATTTTTTAATACATCCGTAACATCGATTAACCATTTGTTTATTTTCTTAATGTGTTTTCTCATTATTCTCTCCTAAGCAAACAACTCGTCAAATTTAGCTTTGAGGTTCTCTACTTTTTCTTGTTCGTCTTTTGTCTTTGGAACTTTTGTATTAACTGATTCTTCTTTTCTGTTCCATTGGTCAAACTCAATATGAGTCGCCATCATATCAGCTTGATGAAGAATGTAAGCCATATTGGAACGAAGATTAAAATCTGGATTATATGATTTAAGATATGCAGTATTTGCATCATCATATAAACCATCCGCTAATTTAATTCCTAAATACTCTTTATCAGTAACCTTAACTTCATAATGTTGAAGTAACCATAATGCTCTATCAGGTACTTTCATATACTGAAGAGATGGGTTAAGTTTATAAATAGCACCTTGATTCTTTCTGTGCCATTCTGAATCCTGTGGAACATAATAGTCGTGTTCCAAATCACCAACCTTACCCAAGTCGTGATGCATTGCTGCGAATACTAACTCCTCGTCTGTGAAGTTAATCATAGCACCATTGTTTTCCCACACCTCTTTAAGTTGTAAAGAATGTTTTATAATATGAAGAACATGTTCAACATATCCACCTGGCATTGCATTATGGAATGCTGCTTTAGCACTTGCTGGTGCAAACATCATTCTATCTTTAAAGTCATCATACATCTTCAGAAGATTTTCTCTTCTATCTTCACCAACATACTTATTGATGATAGTGATTAATGATTCCCAATTTGTTTGTATTTGTTCTGCTGTTAATTTTTTCATTATATAACCTCGTATCTATTTTTTGTAAATTTAATTGTATCTTCTAATCTTAATCTATTTCTATATTCACTAAAAGAAATTCTTACACCCCAATTAAGATGTTCAAGAATATCTTTTTTACTTACTGATTTTTTTGTATGAATAAAATCTAAAATTCTTTTATATGATTCTGTATCTGACATTGGTTTTAATTCTTCAAAATGTTTCCAACCATCAAACCATTTAGATATTCTTTCACTCCACCTAAACCCTTCTAATTTTGGTGCTAAATAACTATTAGACTCTTCTCTAGCTTTTGGATTATCCAACATATATTCTATTGTAGATTTAAACCCATCTTTACCTTTATATAATAAAGGATAATCATTTCCAACCATTTCAGGATAACACATTCCATTAGGTAAAATATATGGAACACCTTGACTTAAACCATCAGTTGTTGAAATACTCCAAGCAGAATATTTTTGAAAACAACCAACACCCATATGCATTGAACGAACAAAATTCAAATAATCATCACGACTATGTAATTTAACTCTTTCAGCGTAAGGTCTATCTAAATCTGTTAGTGTTGTATATACTTTAAAATCTTGTCTTTTTTTATATAATTCATCCATTCTTTTTACAAACCAAGTATAACCTGTATATTCATTATCTCTATGATTAAAAAGAATTGTTCCATACTTATGTTTATGTCCAGTAGAAATGTCATCCACACCAAGATAATGTGGTTGGATTATTTTTTCTAATTTATCCGTTACATTTTTAGTGTAGATCAATTTAGACTTTTCTATAATTAAATCTTTCAACCATTTAGTGTTAACACCACACTCTTCCATTTCCAATGTACCAGCTATATTATGCATTAACATCTTCTTAGCATATGCTGTATTCTCTGGAACTTCATACCAATGACAATATCCAATAAACTTTGGATTGATATTTGTTTCATTGACAAACATATTTGATAATTGTAAAGTGTGTTCTGGTAAGTGAGAATACACAACATCATAATCGTTCTTTTTCCAATTAATAGTTTTCAATAATTGTTTGTGATTAAAATGAGTTCTCATAGCGTTTGGATATGATGGTAACTCAATTGGTAGTTGTGTTGTGTTTGGAAATACTAAACTCTT